ATTCGCTTACCTCCATTACCTCTAGTCTTCTTCTTCCTGCTCATACTTAGACAAACTTTTTTCATCAACCTGAACCAAAATCATACCTTGAATCTGACCGGAAGCAGGCAAAAGCTTCATCTCAAAAGTAGATGCACCGAAAGACAAAGCCTTAATGAAACCAGCAAGCTCCCTGTCAAACAAATAATAACATCCTTTAGGCAAGAAAACAGAGCTAAAGTCCAAATACGTAGAAAACTTAGAATCATCAAAATCCAAAGAACAAACCAGATCATAACTCTTAAAAGAACCGTCAGGATCTTCCTGACTGAAGGAAACCAAATAACCTCCATTCGAAAGAGGATAATTCGAAATCACCACCGTAATAATCGGATTTTTAACAGAATCGGAAGACTTCAACATGTCTTCAGTAATAACTTTAGATGACATAATAAAATAAGGTTTAAAATTCAAAGGCAAAAATAAACAAAAAAAATCAAACTCCAAATCATCAACGACGAAATTGACGACTAGTTGTAGACGTATGCTTAGTCCAACCTCCATCAGCAGGATTAGGAACTAAGTCCTCTGTAACATCCTCAAATCTTTGCACAGGAGGAGCTGCAGAAAGGACTTTTGCTCCGGAAACATGTCCAGCAGCTGAAATAGCTCCACTAACAGCAGTATTAGCAATACTATAGCCAAAACGGTTCTTCTCAGAACGAAGCTCCCAGCGGTTGGTGTACATATCATACTGAAAATCCTGCAAATTAAGTTTCATATATTCTCTGCGAATTTCCTTGCCGGTCATCTTGACCGTACGCTCAACCTTTCCTTTCTCGTTGATAATAGGAACCTCAACTTGCGTATTCCAATTCACATCAAACCAATTCTCCAAATCATCCGCAGTCAATTCATTCACACGGGCCAGCTGATCCTGATTAGAAGACGAAGACTTCAAATAAATAGCCCGAGCAGTCAACAACTGTAACTCTCTTTCAAGCAAATCATCAACATAACCGGTACGAGTCTTAAGCTGGTAATACTCTTCCTTAGCCTTACCAAGCTCAGCCTTAATCAGCTCGAAATTATAACCAAAAGCAGCATCTTTCAACTCGTTATCAATAGAATAGGACATAGCTATCGCAGTATTCAAACTTGCACGCGATGTAGTTTCAGTGACCCCAGCTTCAGCAAGTCCTGCCTGCGCCTTCATCAAACGTTCACGCAAATCCTTATCCAAAGTCTGAGACTTATACCAATCAGCTTCAGCATCATTAAGAGCTGCCGCCGAACGCTCACGCTCCTGCTGAGCATCTTTCAACTGAATATCCGCATACGCAGAAGGATTACCAGCAAGAGCAGCAAGACCCCCACCGGAGCCACTAGCCACAGGACCATGACCGGATGGGGCCCCACCGCTAGCGGTGGGTATAGTAGCAGAAACACCAACGCCAGACTGACCAAGAACAGCAGCAGGATTTAAACCAGCAGCCAAATTACGTTCAAGAACAGCAGAAGGATCATTATACGCATTCTGATAATCAAACATCTGCTTGTCATGAGCCAACTGAAATTCCGCAGACTTAGACATCTGTTCAAGGGCGTACTGCTGCTGCAATGCCATTTCCTTTTGCTTATACTTCCAATTACGACGAGCAGAAATACCACCGAACAAAGCATCAGCAATACCGGCACCAGCAGAAGCACCAGCAGAACCGGCTGCATTCATGCCAAGCGACTGACCCATCAAAGTAGCAAAACCAGCAGCAGGCATATTAAGGAAGCTTTAAATTAGACCGAACATCAAGTTGAACCGTGTCACAATGAACACCGGAAGAACGATAAACCAACTTCCGAGTACATGAAGCAGCAAAATAAACAGATAAAGCCGTAAGAATGGAAATCAACATTGTCCAAAAACTCTTCTTACGATAAAACGGTACCTTTTCCATAACAAAAACATCAATAAGAAACCATAAGAAAATACGCTATCGAAACCGCAATTCGATATCCAATTTCGATGTTCAAAGCAAACATCAAAACCGGTCCGCGCACATATCATATATCGTCTAGTAAAGGGATATGTAATTTTCTTTTAAAAACAATAAGTTTATACGGGCAGCACGCCGACTCCGTCGACATAAAGTGCTGATTATAAAGGTGCTAGACGCTACCTGCGGTGCGAGGTAGGAAAGTGGACAAGAATCCGAAGGGAACACCTAGATGATCCCTTCGGAAATCCTAAACCCTATCAATCTTCTTCCTCAGGCTTAGCATTCGAAGACGAACGCTGCCGCTCAAGAAAGTCATCAATAACACCCTGTCCACTCTCCAAACCATCAAACTTGTCGATCCGAGAAAACGAGTTCGGATCGAAGTCCAGCGGTGGGTCATAACTCTCACCTTTCCGAAAATCAGAATCCGACGCCTGAACATCAGGACGACCCGGCAAAACATCTACAGAACCGGAACCATTCAAGACCGACATAATTCGCTCACCTCGAGACCTATACTCCGGAAGGTCTTCAATCATATACTCCAACATATCAACGACTAGATAAACGAGTTGCGAAAGACTTGTTCACAAGATTCTTAACAACTACTTTGTACGACATATTAACAAAAAAGTTATCCTCCATATCTGATGCAAAAGGATTATTAACAGTATTCAAATTGGTAAACAGCATAGAAGGACTAATCTCATTCGGATTTGAAGACAAACCGATCATATAAAAATCTCGCTGCTGCACCCAATAAGACTGTAACGGAACAGAAGCCTTAGGCGTAAGAGTAGACTGTAAAGAACCTAACACCTCATCATAAGACGACCGGAACTCATTATAACACGGCTCCTTGGCTACGGTCATACTCTGAGAAATGGAACCAGTTTTCCAACCATAGCCAAGACGCCAGAAGGGAACATCCTGATAACCGATGTCATTGTAAATCGGGTTGAAATAATCGGGACCGCGGTACTCCAAATAATCGGGGCGTATGCCAGTCCAGAAATAAACAGGCCGGATCGTCAGCATATCAAAGATATAGCCAGGCTCCTTGAAGTAATAAGTCTGCTCGCGACCAAGCACAGTATTAAACGCAATAGAGCCACCCATCTGACCAAGTGCATCAGCTTTACCACCTGCAAAACCGGACTGACCTGCTTGATTCATAACAACCTGGCTATTAACCATAACGGACGAACTAAAAAGAAGCTTCGGACGATCCACATGCTCAATCTTAGAAGCAAAGAACGTATAAAGCCAATCAGAATAACGAGAACCGGATGCACCAATAAGGTCTTTATACTCCTGCAAACGAGTCGCAACAGCAAGCTGCGGGATAGTCTTAATGCCGGTAAAATCGACGTCAGAACTAGTATCACCCGGCGGCATAAGACGACTAAAACGATCGGGAGAACTTGGACACACAGCCATAGGATGCGCTGCCAAAAAAGGAACATTCAACGTCGCCGCAAAAAAGACCTTAGTCGGTACATTAGCATCGGTACCCTTACCATTATTCCAATCAACCGTAGGTTCCTGAACATCATAAGGATGAGCCGGAACATTAAAATTAACATTCTGAGGAAACATCTGCACCAACTTGTTAAAATCCGGAGCAGCTGCTATTGTACCCGTATTAAACAAATCAGAGCGAAGAATCTCAATGAACAAATCAGAACGATTCCACGACAACTCGTCTCGATCAGAATCAACCTTCCGATCCCTCGGATAAAACATCGTTTCAAAATAATGGTCCAAAAACTCTAAATTACCATAACGCTGCCAGAAATAGGAAGCTTGCGAACGATACTCAGGCTTCGCCACAGAAGACGTAGAAGTAATAAAAAAAGAAGGCCGATAAGTTCCGGGATGAGCAAAAGAAAAAACACCCCAAGAAGAATACGAATAATAATTGCGAACGATATCCCAATAAGCTAAATAAGTATCTGCATTCACAGTAATAAACTTCGACGCTGTCTTAAGAATAGTATCAGCAGCAGGCACCGTATTAACATTATAATTGACAATAGGACTATTAGCAATACGAAGCCACGACATCAAACTATTTGGAAGTGCAGCACGATGATTAAACGGCATAACCTGACTGAAAAATGCAGCAACACCGGGACGCGGATACATCTCAGAAGTGTACGAACCAAGACCTTTATTATCGACACAACCGGGAATAAAGTTAAACGTCAAATCGTTCATATCAAACTTAGACGAATTAACTCGCATTTCAGGATGATACAATTGCAAAGGAACCCAAAACCGATGCAGCCGAAGTACATAAGGGTTAAACGATGGAACACCCAAGGGATTTGAACGAACATCAATACCTTGATGCAACGTAACTCGATCACGAGCATTGACAAACTGAATACGGACCGGGTAAATAATACCCGGCGTAATAGAAAACGCCTTATTCTCGGGCAAATCATACCGAGAATAGCCATTTACAGCATGAGAAATAAAAGGTTGCTTACCCATAAACTATTTTATTAAAAAAAGGATTAGAAGAATCAACACCAAAACAGTCTACCCAAAAATCAATAACATCAGAAGTTACCGCAAGAAAACTCGGCCGAGACTTAAACTTACTCAAAAACTCCCGAAGCTTCACAAGGCGCGAAAAACCTCCTTTAACGACACGGGAAAAGTCGGAGGGACGAAGGACCCTCTCAGCAACTTCACGAAGAAAGCCAAGAGCCAAAGAACCACCGAAAGCACTAGCATAGGTCCAAGCAGTAGAAATCTTACGAAAAAGTAACGCATCTTGAGAAAGATACTTATCGTAGTAGCGAGGGATACGGTAACGATAAACAGCACCAGTCTGATGATCAGTATAAGACCAGAGACCAGAAGCAACATTGGGAGCTTTAAAATCTCCCAAATAATCGCCAACACCTGCCGAAATAAATTTACGGCGATATCGACTATTCTGAAGAAAGTCATAAAGATTAGTTTTTAATTTACCTACAGTAACAGGAAGAGACTTCGCAAAATCGACAGAACGCTCGTCCATATAAACAGACTTGCCAATATACTTCACAACATACCGAAGACGCTTATCCGTAATAGATGAAATCCAAACAAAACCTAAATCCTTAACGGCTTCACGAATGGCATTGTAGGAGTACGAAACATCCCAAAGAACACCATGAAAATGGAGACGAGGCTCATTACCTTGCTCCGGATGCATTCCGAACTCCTGAAAAACAGCATGTTTAATAGAATGACCAAAACGCCGGCGAACACGTTCAAACCACAAGCGAATAAAAGAAGAAGGATTCAACAATGCTTGATCGTAATACTCCGGAGCGATCGTGATCGTAACAAACACAGAGTTACGATGCAAACTCTTCTGATACTTAGTTTCACGCTCTAAGCGGACATACCAATCATTACGCTGCTGTCGCAAACACTCCTCACAACGACCACAAGGAACCATAATACGTTGAGTAAAATAATCCCAAGGCCGATTCATCAACAAAACCTTACGATCAGTCAAACCTATAGTCCTAGAACTATATGCTCGATTCCTTATCCAAATGGGAGACTGACACATCTTTTACATCAAAATAAATACCGGGATACCGTTCAAACATCAAACGAACATAATCCGAAGCCTCTTCATACGATCGGAAACGCCGAATAACCTTAAAACACTTGCCTACACGCTTTCTCACGAAAAAAGGCGCATAGGCAAGCTCAAAACACTGATAATAACCGGAACTCATCAAAGAACTTTCCCTCCTAAAGGACGAACTACAATTCGCTTACCTCCATTACCTCTAGTCTTCTTCTTCCTGCTCATACTTAGACAAACTTTTTTCATCAACCTGAACCA